ATATAGTGCGTAAAGTTGACGAGTTGCATTTGCTGAAGAACCGTATGGACGCTTAGCGTCTGTCTCATCAGCCTGTGGGCTGACCATTGAGGCACGGGCTGGGTCTAGATATGTAAGCAAGCGATACGCTGCTCCAAGGATTACTACATCACGAACAGACTCTGGTAATCCAGTTACTGTTGTAAAAACATCCACATTGTATGATAGAGGTGTAGGTTCTGTAGAGTAGACAACTTTAACTGTGCGACCAGGTGTAATAACGTCACCAATAGTTACTGTTTGTGCGGTTGCACCCCAAGTGTTAATTGATGGTAGAGCATCAAAGTCAAAACGCTTTACTCTAATCCATTCCTTAGAAGGACCGATTGCTTCCCAGTGCATTGTCAAGATGTTTCTAATATTAAGGTCATCTAATTCATAAGTTGTTATTGCAGCATTGTATGTAAACGAGGTTTGTTTCACAGCAAAGATGCTGGCACCAAGTGCACGGATAGTATCGTTGATTGCACGCTTAACTACGTAGCGTGGGAAGGTTGGGCTGATTGTTACCTTGACACCTGCTGCAGCGGTTGACGCTGTAGTTCCTAGGTAGCCACGTCCAAAGGGAGAAACTGTTGCAGTGTTTGCAATACGGTCAAATGAATCAACCCACATTAACTCTTCACCAATTTCAATTACACCCTTACCTAGTTCAGTAGAACCAAGTTTAAGAATTGTAGGTGAGGCAATAGTAGATGTGGTAGAAGAAACTGCTTCCGTTAGGTATGTAGCCCTGTCCTGCTGGAGTGTATATCCAGATAGGTTAATAAGGACTTCATCAATCATATTTTCTAGAGTAGCCATTATTTACCATTTAACCTTATCTGCCCAGTAGGCTGCTGACATTTTTCCCTTTGCAATGTTCTTTGCATGACGGGCTTTAAAACTTGCTTGACGTGCTGTTGGCTTCTTGTCACCAGTAACACCCTGCTGACCAAAGCGAATAGTCTTAACCTTGCTACCTTCTTTAGCCACAACTACGTGTGACTTTGTTGGATGACTTGGTGTGCGCTTAGGCTTATTAAAGCCTGACACTCCTGCTCGCTTTAGTCTAGGGTCGCTCATAATTATCTTCCTGGTATTAGTGTGTTAGTACGCTTCTTAGGAATAAACATTCCTGGGTACTTCTTCTCTAGTGCTTTTCTAGCAGCCTCTTCGGCTGCACGTACACCTTGAGGCGATATCTGCTTTTGGTATTCCTTAACTGCTGCATCACCTTTAGGTGTTGACTTAGGCTTTGGCTTAGGAGTTTGCATTAGCACTTACACGCTTTCTTTGACTTGCCACACTTCTTGCACTTTGCGGCAGACTTCTTAATCATTCCCTTAGCCATTACTTCTTCTTACCCATCTTCTTAGCAACAGCCTTCTTAGCAGACTTCTTCATAGCCTTCTTGCCCATATTCATTTCCATCATTTTTTCTTTTTTAGATTCCATTTTTTCGCCCATCTTGTAGGCTTTATTCTTCATCATGTTATGCTCCCAGTTCTGTAATTGTCTTGGCGGTTTTCTTATCTATCTTCTTAGCATTTGGGTCCTTCTCAGCGTTGTAAGCCCTACCCAAATTCTCTGATGCTTCTCTTGCTTCAACTATTTTTTTCATAGTTGTTCCTGCTGGTTGGATGCCTTCTTTACGGGCATCCCTATACGCTTGCAGTTCACCCTCCCACTTACGCAGTGGCATAGAGGCTCTGCTGTTAGCATCACCTGGAGATAACTGAAGAGTTCCAAGTTTGCAACCAAAGCAACCTTCAACATATTCTGGGTGCTTCTGTATCTGATGTAAATTCATTTCGTCCCTATCTTGCCTGAAAGTTTGCTTCTGTAACTCCAACGTTTCCAGCAATTAAACTAGCCTTGGTATCTTCGTCAACTATATGACGGCTGCCGCCAAGGTAAACCTCTGAATACTTTTGTAAATCTTCATCTACTAAATAACGAACTTGGCGATAGCCACTGTCATCTCTGATAATTGTAATACCACGATTTAACTTGTAGAAATAAAATAGGCGGTGTCCACCCGCTGGTCCTTCTTCTACTACTGGTGTGTCAAAGATATAAGTTGTCATTTAATTCCTTCTGTAGGAGGGGGGCAGGGTGTTAAACCCCACCCCCCGTTACTACTACTTAGCAGCGATTGATGAACCTGATTCGATGCGGTATAGAGCCTCTTCGCGGTAGCGAGCAAAGCCTAGAACACCGTACCAGCCCATTGGGCGATGACGCATCAACTTGTCTACGACAGGTCCGATAACGACATGTGGTTCTTCTGCAACAGCCTGAGCCATTGCTTGCTGTCCTGCGATGATTGTGTTGAACACACGTGTCACAGGAGTTACTGTTACAACTGTTGAAACAGTTACTGGTGCTGTGTGCACTGTAGCAACTGTAAATGTAGTTGTTGAACCTGATGTTGAGATTGCTGTAATAACAGCATCTGTTGCAATACCAGTTCCGTTAATCTTGTCTCCAACTTCAGCACGTGAAGCGATAACAGATGAAGATGCAACGCCGAATGTTACTCCTGCTGATGTTCCTGCTACTGTTACTGCTGTTGTTGCTAATGTTGCTTGGTTAGCACCGCTCTTTGAAGAGTAAAGACGTGGTGATTCAATGTAGAACGCACCTTCGTAGTTACCGATTTCGCCTGCCCAGATGCGGTCCTGTGATGAACCGTATTGGTTAGGAAGAAGCCATCCTTGACCGTTTGATGATTCTGCACGTAGGTCGTGTGAAACTTCTGGGTGGATACCAGCCCAGTAAAGTGCACCCTTGCGTGCTACAGCCTTGTTAGAACGTAACTTAGCAACTACCTTGCGGACGTCTGCTGAGTCGATTGTTCCTGCTGATGTAAGTGTTGCTGTTGATGTCGCTGTGTTACCTGAGTAGATTACGTTGCTTCCGCCACGGAGAGTCTCCATAGCAACTGCATCGATTGAGTCTGCAAGGTTGAACGCGATGATGTTTGCAATTGCTGGGTCTACATCAGCAAGGCTGAAGAGTTCCAACGCACGTGTTACAAGAACAGAGTTACCGTACTCGTTAAGAGTAATTGCAACTGTTGTTGGTGTAGACAGTGCTACTGCATCTGGGTCAACAGTCTCTGAGAGTGTTGATGTCTTTTGTGCCAAGTCAACGTACTTCTGTAGAACTACTGTTGAACCTGGGATTGATTGACGTGCTGGTGTCTTATCTGCGACAGAACGAATTAGGGGTTCTGAACGGAGAGCAAACTCCAATAGGCGGTCATACGCCTGTTGGACAAGACCAGCACCACCTGCGGTACCTCCTAGTGTGGAAGAACCTGTTGATGTATATGCGTCATTAACTGGCATTGTGTTGTCACCTCCAAGTGACTAGAAACTATGATTGATTTATTATTGTGCTCGGAGGATGGCTAAGATTTCATCCGCTGAATTAGCAGAGGCGATTTTAGATTCCATATCCTCATTGCGTTCAGGGCTTAATGCATTTTGAGTAATAACATCTTGCTGCCTTAAGGCTGCTCGATTGATATCTTGCTCTTGTTTTTCCTGCGTATCTACTTTTAATCCAAACAATTCAGCGTTATCTGTAAGCCAGTTAGTAACTGACTCTTCGTTAACATCGTCTAAGTCTTTCATAATCAAGCGAGCCGCTTTGGCATTAACGCCCTTCTGTTCTAGGACTTGCTTGACGGTCTGCTCACGCTGCGCCTTGGTAAATGTCTCAAGTTGCTCTGTGAGTTCCTTAATACGTTTCTCATCTGCACGCTTGGCTTTACGTAACTTTTTAAGTAAGTCACTGCCATCGCCTACATTTGTATCTGTATCTAGGTCATCGTCATCTTCGTCGTCCCAGTAGTTGTTGCTCATAGCAACTGTCCACCCTTCTATTCGTTTGAATCGCAGACCTCAGTTCCAATCGGGGAATTGGGCTGGCTTCTGCTACCAGTCTTATACGCTGGCGGGGCTGGTTGGTCCGCTCAGGATTCTTATTTAGATTAAGCCAAATTTTTGTTCAGACAGTGACGTCTTATTAGTCCCAGAGGAACCGCTAAAGCGTCCGATTTCTGCCTGACGTATTTGGTCTTGTGCTCGCTTAGCAGAGGCTAAGCCCTTTAGATAAACTTCTTCTGCTGTCTTCTGTGTGTAGTCAGCAGCACCTGCTGTGATATCAGATAGGAACTCACCACGTGGTAGAACCTCTGCTACAGCGGCAGCGCCTGCTTGTGCCTGCTCTTCTGTAACACCTGCTGCTACGTATTCTTCAGCAGATACAGCATCTGTTGCTAGTCCTTGCTTAAGGAATGCTCCACCAATCTTGGCAGCCTGTGCTTTAACTTCTAACTTAGGAAGTGTTTCTGCTGGCTTCAAGAAGTAGGCAACAAGGTCGCCATCTGTAATCATTGGATAAAGTTGTTTGATTGCTGCCTTAGTTGAAGAGTCGCTAGCAGCAAGGTCAGTTGCTATTTGTAGTCTGCGCTTAATCTCTGTAGGTGCAATTGTTCCACCAATGTATGTAGCAAAGTTTGCTTGTTTCTCTTCTGCAGTTTTACCTAGAAGTCCTTGCTGACCATAAGATACAAACGCTTCTGCATAGGCATTCTCTAATGCTAGGTATGTACCCTCGTCATAGACGTTTAGTCCAGATTTCATACGTTCTTGATTTCCAGTAAATCGTTTTACATACTCTGGTGTAGCACGAAGTTTAAGAGTAACTTCGTCTGTAGATGCACCGTCTAAAATTAAATTCTTTACAGCATCTGCTAATCCACCAAGGTTATACTTATCAAATTCTGCTTTAAGTGTTGCCCATGCAGAGGTGCGTTTTTGCATTGTCTCTGCGCTAGGAACTGTAGGAATTACACCAGCACCTGTCAACGCAGCACTACCTGCTGGTGCACTACCGCTTGATATGGAACCAACAAAATCTCCAGATGCGTTGTATTGACCGCCAGGAGTTTTGTTTCCCATTGAGTCATAGCCCGCTTCTGGCATTGAAATACCATACTGACCGTACTCTGCTGACACCTTACGTGTAGCCTCAGCAAGTGACATACCAGACTTAACCTTTTCGGCAATTTGTTTTTCTTGTAGAATTCTTGCCATGGCTGCTGTGTTTGTTGAACCGTCAGGAAGTCTTACAGACTTCTGCTCTGCTGCAGTTAACTGACCAGATAACGGTACGTCATTAAAATAACCTTGTGAGTTAATACCACCACGGGATGCTAGATATTCAGCGCTATAACCAAGTTTAAATGCTTCAATTTCTTTTGCAACATTGCGGTCTGTTCCAGTAATTCCACCGTTACCTTGCATACCAGTAGCATCTTTAGGAGTTGCAACTGGCTTGTAGCCACCAGTAATTTCTTTAATCTGGTCTGCAATTGGAGAAACTTTCTTAGGTTTAGTAGCCATTATCCCTCCAACCCAAAGTCGCGTTTAATCTGAAGAATGTTCTTATATGCCAAATCGTTAGCCTCTTCACCAAATTCATAATCTGGGTGACGGTTAAGTTTCTTTTCAAACTCCCAGTTAGTAACTAGTTCACCCTTTTCATTTAGAATATTTTGAGCAATCCAAGGGTCACGCCAGTTGGCGTTTGTCTTACCCAGTTTTTTAGAAAACGAATTTGTATATGGTGTATAAATATCTTTTAGGGTCATGCCCTGTTTCATTAAAGTCTTCACAGATTCAGGCTGACCAACCATTGCTTGCAATTCAATCTCACGCTTAATAGCGTCTTCGCTTTCGCCTCTATCAAGGCGCTGCATCCAACTAGTTACCTTTGCTGTGCCAAAGTCTGTATCAAAGTTAAAACCTTGTGTATTTGCATAGGTACGCAAGTCAGCAGCATAAGTAGCAACATCACCCTTTTCTTTACCAGGGGTAAATGAGATACGTGTATTGAGCCAGCGGTCTACATAGGCTGTGTTTTTTTCATTGCCTGAGTTGTATAGTTCTTTAGCCCATGAATCTAACTGGGTGGCATCATAGGAGATACCGCGGTCTGTAAGGCTCTTTTCAAGTTGAGCCTTAGTTGTATCTAAACCACGGGCATACTCTGTATTGCTGCCGTCCTTGCCAGACTTAACCAATTCATCGTATTGACGTTGGTAGAAACCACGTGCCTGAAGAGATGATGAGTTCTTGCGGAACCACTCTGTGCCAGAGAATGAGTTTCGGAAGCGGTTGTTTGTCCACTTCTCTTTTACTGCAGTCTGAATAAGTTTACGTAACTCTGGTTCAGTAGAAAAGATTAGGTCAATATAACCGTACTCTTCAATAGCCTTATTCCAGATATCCTCAAAAGCCATTACTGAACTCCCGTCATCTGCTTATAGATATCGTAGAAGCCAATCATCTGTGTGGCTTTTGCTTCATCTGTCTTGGCAATTTCCTCAATAAGGAACTGTTCTGCATTCAAACCTGTGCGTGTGAAAATTGACTTAGCGTTACCATCTGCACCAGCAGTTGTTGTTGTTACCTCTGGTGTCCTGCGCTGAGCCTTTTCAAGAATAGGTTGTAGTTTCTTTAACTCTTCTGGGTTTAAGTCACGGTCTACTAGTGCCTGACCAACCTGCTGTGCAATTGCACGAAAGTCTGTGTCGCTAAATATTGTTGTGCGTGAAGTGGTTGTACTATCTCCACCACCCTTTGGGCGGTTAGCAATGTACTCATCAAGAGTAGGGAATTCACGAACTCCATAGTTCTTATATGCACTTACCTGCTCGTATGTATACTCAGCAATAATCATATTGAGAGCCTGGTCAAGGGCGCCAGATGGAACGTTCTTGTTTGTAGTTAGCAAATCATTTTGTTCAAGGAAATCAACAAGATTCTGTTTACTTCCAAATTTCTTAATTAATTGCTTAATATACCTATCGCGGATTACATCTGTTGTTCCAAACAAAACGCCTTTTTCACCTGGCTGTTCAACTAGGCTAGGTCCTTTACGAACTGTAGTTGTGCCTGGCTCTACATATAGAAATGATTCTTCTACTGTAGGGTTTCCTCTAGGGTCAAGTTTATTTGGATATGTTACTTGGACAACTGGACCAGATGAACCGATAGATGTGCCAGCACTAGCCATATAGTTAGCCAGTTGCTC